CTTTTCACCTAAAGGCACAAATTCACGACCAGCCGCTGGACGCATGAACAAATAATCAGTGTTCAAAAAGTACATATGGCTTGCAGGAGCTTGGTCATCATAGAACACAGGTGCGTCCATGAAAAGCAAGTTCATAAAACCAGCCGCGGCTTTGCTATCGGATGCAAACCTTTGATTGGTCTGCAAGCTACTCCAATAGTAGGTGAAATAAACATTATCAGCCGTAATTACGTCTGGCTTGTCTGCACCACGAATGGTTGAAAGCCAAAGCGTATTCATTGCGTTCTGAATTGTTGTTGCTGAAGGTGTAACACTTTCACCAGAAAAATCATAAAATTGGTTTTTCCAAAAAGTGTAAGTTGAGGAATCAATTCCACCAACTGTACCTGTGCCAGCATCAGCAACCAGGCTTTGAAGGCCACCAATTTCCTTGCCGTCATTTCCAGTTCCTGTTGCGTACATTGCTGTTGCAAAAGTATTTTTCAATGACTTTTCAAGGTTGCGAATACGAGACTTTAAAAGATTATGAACAGCTTCACGACCACTGTTCTGTACTTCTTCAAGACCCGATATAACTACGTTTCCAGCTAACTGCTTGTAATTAAACTCCGCAGCCGTGAAAACATCGCTTGGTGACGTATCAAGAACTTCATAACCAGAATACCACTTTGATGTGGAGTTCACAGCATACTCTAGCTCTTGAACAATTGTGCGACCTGTAGCAGGTTGCTTGTTCCCTTTATCGTCCATGTGACGCATAAGGGCATTATGATTTGTAACATTATCCGCAAGGACTTTTGAGTAACCTTGAAGAGTAGTTGTTACAATTTCAGTAAACGATGAGTTTGGACTCGCCATTTCTCAACACTCCTTAGTTGATTAAAGTTAACTTTACTAGTAACCAGCTTTGTCTAAATTTTGACCTATAACACCATCTAAATCAGTTGCTTGAATAGAACCAGCAGGGGGATTTGATGATCTCCTTGTTGGAACTTTTTTTGCTTTGGCAATCGCTTCTTGTCTGCGTTTTTCCTCTGCTTTTTGAATTTTTGTACGCTCTGCCTCTAGGCTTTGCTGATACAACTCGTCATCTAAACGAAGTGCATAAGTATATGCTTTTTTCATATCTTCACCTACTGCGCCAGATTGCATTAAATGCCCCATTGTTTCACGGAGCTTTGCAAAATGTGGGTGCTTTAGGTCACCACTTTCGTCTTTTTCATGTGCAAATGATTCTATTTTGTCATAAAGCCCAGCTTGGTTTTCTTGTGCCGCTCTTGCTTCATTTTGTTGTAGATATCCTTGTAGACTTTGAACTTGTTGCTGTAAAGCGTTCAAACGTGGGTCAGGCTGTTGTGCCATTTCCACAGGTTGCGCTAGGGCTTCAAGATTTATCCCATAATTTTGTGCCAAGTTTTGGATGGCCCCAGTTGGGTTTTCTTGCAACATTCGATCTGCTCTCATAAGTCTGGCAACATATTCAGCTTCACTGATGCCTGACTGTTGAAGGGCGGGACGAATTGGTGCCAACACATGATTCAAGGGTTTCAATGCTTGTCTATATTGAGCTATCTCTTGAGTTTTTCGGGTATAATCAGCCGTCATAGATTTGTCACGCTCTAATGCCCATTCCTGTGCATCACGCTTCATACCTTGAAACCTCTGCTTATCCCCTGCCGACCAATGTTGCGGAGCTTCTAAAGGTGGAACTTCTTCGGTTTCCTTTGTTTCTTCCACTATCTCTTGATCTATCTCGCCCTCGCTGGCCTCAACTTCGGGTGGAGGTGCTTCGTCTTGGGCGTTGTCTTCTTCTTGAACCTCAACGTCTTCAGAGGTGATCCCATCGTCTTGAGGCTCTTCGGGTTCCTCTTTTTCTGCAAACTCTTTTTCAATGTTTTCAGTCAACATTTCACTTAGTATATCTTTATCAGCGGTTTCTACTTCAGAAACATCTTGACCCGCCGACTCCTGTTCGGGAGTGCTGTCAGCCATTTTTTTCTCCTTTTGTTAAAAATAAATTAAAATTCTTCATAGGGCATTGAGTTCATAAGTGTTGTCTTTGAAGCTCCCCCCATATTACTCCTTTGTTTTGCCACGTTAACTGCTGTTGGCAAATCTAAAAATCTTGGAAATTTTTTACCTGTTTTTGTTTCATATTTTAATGCTTGAGCCATTGCTTGGCGAGAATCTTCTAAATGAATTGGAACCCCATTATCATTAAACCAAATAGTAGGATAATTAAATGCCAACCCTTCTGGATCACCAAGGTCTGAAAACGTAATATGTTCTGGGTCAAAATCTGTAGCCAAATATTCTGTTGATAGACCACCTAATCCTATATCTTGTGGAGTGTGTTTAGAAGGATCAAACGGCTCTAATTCTCCCATTAATGTTTGTGCAGCTTGATCTCTTGTCAAACTTGGATGTGGGCTTGCAAAAGGTGGGTCTGGTGTATAGCCACCTTCGGTCATAAAAATTTGTTTCCACGCTGTTTTATGATCAGGAGCTTTTAACATTTGACCTGATGGTGTTGTTGAATATCCGTGAGATGTTTCAGTTACAGGATCAAATCCAAACATATCTTCTCCATATGCTTGCCATGCGCCACCATAATCATAATTTGTATTTTCCATCATTTCGTTTAATAGTTCATCTTTTGGAATAAATCTATTACTTCTTTCTTCAATGTCTTTTTGAATGCCATCAAGCCAAGGAGATTTTAACAAATATGCCAACATTTCTCGTTCTGAATTTGGAGTTAACTTTGTTTGTCGGTATTGTAACTCACTTGGAATATTTTCAAGGTATTTATCGAAATAATCAGCCATGCCGATTATCCCACCAACTTGGCTTAACAGATGAGGTGTAGTCATTGCCACATTGCCGTACCTGATGCTTGCGCTCATGGTCTCTTATTTGGGATCGTGAACTCAAAACAGTGCCATCAATTGGTGATGTAAAAGGCTCAACATCACTTATTACAGCGTAACCTTTGCTTTGATGTGGAGTAGTTTTTAAAATAACTTTTCTTGTTCCATGATCGTAAACATAAGTCTTTCGCATTACATCATCCCTGCGCCTTTTAATAACTCTATTTCAGCATCTGTCATATTCTTTTCTCTGGCAATTTGTGCATTAACCGCCATTTGCTCACGATCTATTTGTGCGTCCTGACCCATTTTAGCCATTTCTAACTGGCCTTTTTGTTGAAGCTCTGCGCCTTTTAACTGACCTTTTTGCTGTAATTCTGCATTTTTCAATTGGGCTTTTTGTTGTGCTTCAATCATTTTAGGATCAGGTGGTGGCCCTTGCTGTTGCATTTGCTGTTGCATTTGTTTCATTTGTTGCATTTGTTGCATAGAATTTTGTTTAGCTTCATCAATTAAATCTTCAAACTCTCTTCCTATTTTAAATCCTCTAACCATAAATTCTAATGATTGAAACGCAATAGGTGTTAATTCTGGCGCAACTTGCACAATGCTTATTGCTTTTTCAAGATAAGCCCCCATTGTGTTAACAAATTCTATTCTGTTTCTTTGCTCCATTTGTGCATCTTCAAACACAGTTGAATCAGTTTCTATGTCTACACGATAAGATCGAAGTTTATCAGAACGCATAATCTGAAGCATCTCTGGCGTAACTTGCAACCCTGTCATATTTTGCAATATGTAAGGTTGAAAGTGTTCTGAAATTAATTCGGCTCTTATTCTGTAAAGATCACGAATAAACCTTTGAACTTGATCTTGCCTTTGTTTTAATCTCATTGACCCAAATTGACCTTTTAACCTTTGAGCCGTTGCCGTTTCATTAGGATTTGTTGACCCTCGTATAACGTCACTGATGCCAGTAACTTCATAAATGGTTTGTATGAGTTGCGCCCTTTGTTGATATAACCCTGTCAAAACCCCAGCCGTTTGAGATATATCTTCAGTTTGCATAGATTGAGCTAAACCGCCCTTTTGAGCTAAATTTGCATAATTATCCGCAGGAATAAAAACATTATCCGCAGCCTCTGCCAATTTTGCTAACTCTGGAATAGAACCATCATAAATACCCCTACGCCTTAACCCATCAGTTAGCTTTGCAATACGAGTTGTAATTCTATCTAACTCATCTGCTTGATCTTGATATAACCTAAATTCTGGGACAGGCACACCCGAACCATTGGTCTTAATTGAAATAATTGGTTTTGGTGTTGGGAAAAAGTTTTCAAGCTCATAAGGATCATCTTCTTCTAATAGTAAGGCTGGGAAACCTTTAACAACATAATACCGCTTTCGTGTGTCTTCGCACCATATTTCCCAAACTTCGGCTCTGCGAAATACATCATCTGAGTTATATTCACCAGTTTCAGATGGTGACCAATTTAACGGCACTTTATCAGCATGAGTTGGCGATAAGTCACGCAAATCATCTCTGGTCATAAGATGCCTTCTTGCTTTCCACCTTACATCTTCTGGTCTTTTTGCTGGGCTTTCTCTATAATCTTCCCAATGAACATACTCAAAATAAACTCGTTGATCGCCAATTTCTTCTATTTTTTCACCTGTAGAAAATCCAAATTCATCTACGGCATCCACCTCAATCATTATATCTTCTTTAACTACCCAAACAACGCCTCGACCTGGCAACAAGTAATCCTCAATCGCCCCAGCAATTATATCTCTTTCATCATAAACATCCGAACTATATTCTAATGCTCTTTCTAACAATTCCGCTACTTGTCTGCCATTGGGGTCACGATCTAAATAACGTCTTCTGATTTCAGGCTTTGCCATCCTAGCAAACAATGCGCCTTTTAATGTTTCTGTATTTGACCACAGGATATTAAATTTCTTTTCTCTGCCAATACCTGACATTTCTTTATCTGAACGATAGCGGTCAACAACATCTTCACCTTCTTCTCGCCATTCCCTTTCCTCGTCATCAGAAGAATTTAATTCAATGTCCCAATAACGAGCAAGCCCTGCCGACCCTTTATATTCGTCCATACTTTCAATTTGTTCACTCATATTGATGTCACCGAATTAAAGTTATATTTGCCCTCTGCAGCTGCTATACTTTGAAGAGCTTCATTTAAATTTGTATATCCTTCTGCATTTGCGCCCCATTCAGAACGATCCCAAATTGCATTATTCCATCCGCTTTGCATCGCATTACGCCACGCTAACATTCGGCCTGAAAAAGAGCCAACAGGAATATTATTTAAATCAAACAATGCGTGCCAATCTCCCATGTAAGTATGTGCTGTGCCAGTTAAATCTCTTACACTTTGCTGAACTAAAGATTGATTGCTCATATTGAAGTTACCGCGTTCCAATTATTTCGACTCTTAGAAACAGCAAAGGCTTGCATAGCCTCATTGATATTTGTGTAGCTCGTAGATAATTCACCATTAATCCACGCTAATAACTTTTCGTTAAAAGTTACACCACCTGTTCCAGAGTCAGCAAATTCTTTCATAAAATCACCATTGAAATCAAGAGTTGTGCTTGTTGCACTTCTGATTGAGGCTTGTAAATTTGACTGATTGCTCAAAATTCTGTCCTTTTCTCTCCAATATTTTCAAATAAATCATTTATTGTTAATGGGTCTCTTTCAATAAATGTCGGTGTTTTTCTTATTGGTTTTGGTCTATCTTCTTTATAAGCCATGCACATATAACGAATCGCATCACTGGAATGACTAGTCCAATCGTGTAGCGGCCTACTTTTTAACGTCAACAATCGCTCGTCATAATCTTCTCTATATTGCATTAGGCACTCTAAAAGATACTCACACTTGTCAGAGTCAAAATACATAATTGGCAACAATTCTCTAACCGCGTTAATTCCATCATCTACCTTGTGCAATGCAACAATTCTCACGTTTCTTTTTTTTCTTTTTAATACTTCAACCCTCGTCAATCCTGTGCCTAATTCTCTTACCCTTGCATCATGGGGTAGCCAATCTATGTCAACAGGATAAGGAAGAGCTTTAAGCCATTCAACATAATGAGGCAATGGCAAAGAATGATTTTCATAATGATTTATTACTCTTATTTCATTGCCCACTTGTTGCCATAGGACGATTGCTAAACTATCACCTATACCCAAATCCCACGCTGAACTAACAGGCAAGTCAGGATCGTATTCTACCTTTGTTATGCGCTTTGCTTTTCTAGCATCAGCTATTAAGGATGCGTAATAAGCTCCCCCTGTCACGCTTGCATACTCACCATCCCATATATGAGATGCTTTCTCAGGGTCTTGGCCTCGATCTCTTTCCATGTCAGCTTTTAAGGCTTTAGGAAACCATTTATTATCTTGCCAACTTGACTCAACAATAATCGCGTCTTCTGGAGTATATCGCCTTAATAACTTATCAATTGGGTCTAACCTAGATACTGGGTTCCAACTAAACCACAACTCTGAACCTTCGGCTCTAATTGTTGGTGTAAGCAAATCCAAACTTCTTTGACTAATTGTTTGAGCTTCTTCTAACCAAGCTCTATCAATACCTTCTAACGATTTAATTGAAGCAGATGTTGAATTATGAAGCCCTCTAAACAAACAAATTGAACCTTGTGGCCCTCTAATTTCTTGTTCTGTAATATCAAATAGACTTTCTAACCCATGTCGCTCAATAATGTCTTCAATAAGTTGCTTTACAGAGTCCTTAATAGCTC